TCAAATTTAAGATGTGATGAGAATATCAAGTTGAAAATTGGTAGCCAAGTGATGTGTATTGTGAATATTGAATTGTCAAATGGTGAGATGTTGTGTAATGGAAGTCAAGGTATAGTAGTGAGATTTTCACAAGAAGGTGTCCCAGTAATAAGATTTTCCAGAGCTAATACAAATACCTTTGAACTAACAATGAATTATCATATTTGGCCAAGTGAAACAATTCCTGGAATTGGTGTATCCCAGTTGCCACTTATATTAGCATGGGCATTAACAATACATAAAGCACAAGGCGCAACTCTGGATGTAGCAGAAATAGATGCTGGTTCCAGTATATTTGAATGCGGACAAACTTATGTGGCATTATCTAGAGTAAAAAGTTTGGAAGGATTGTATTTGACGTCATATGACCCAAAGAAAATCCGGATAAATAAGAAGGTACAAGAGTTTTATCAGCAAATAAGTGAAACATTAAAGGAAGAACCAAAAGAAGAAACGAAGGAAGAGGAAACAAGTGAACTAACAAAAACAATAAAACTATTTAATTTATCAGAATATGAATATAAAAACAAATAATATAAACATAAGTAAATATAATTATAACATAAAATGTCGACAATTCAAAATACAGATGTTATTTTTACTCAGGCATCAAATGATGCTCATAGATTAATTGGTAAAGCTGATGATGATACATTATTACTCATTTATAGTTTTTATAAGCAAGCAACTATTGGTGATAATAATACAGAGAAACCGTCTTTTTTTAATTTCAAGGCCTCTAAAAAATGGGAAGCATGGACATCATTAAAAGGCATTTCAAAAATATTGGCACAGGGACAATATATCAAGTATGTGAATGATGCTCTACTTAAATATAATGTATAAATTATAGTCGTCGGCGTCTAGCTAAATAACTTGCCGCACTAGTGCCAACCATGCCATATGCTGTGTGAGGTTTATAAACAAATGTTCCTTTGCTCGATGTATAGCATAATGTATTTGAACAGTTGTTGTATGTCTTATTATATGGTAACAATGTAGTGTCAAATAATGAAATAAAATTTGAACCACGATGTAATAAGCCTTGGGGATATGCTGTAACGTTACTTGTAAATGATGACATTATATTATATTATTAATAGATATTATTATTATTAATAATAAAAATCAAAGTTTACATAACACTTTTACCGCAAGCACTACATCCAGGCTTCGCCTTATGAACACGGTCAATCATTTTGGCATTTAATGCTGAAGGAGTAACAATATGTCTCGTCGTATTATTTACTTGATTCTGTGGTAGATTCATTCGTAATCCATTGTAATTAGAATTATTACTAAATAACATTTTATTCATGATTATCTGTTTTATATTTATTATAAATATTTTAATTATTATTTTATTTTTTATTTTTACCGTGTATTTTATTAAATTTTATTTTATTAAATTTTATTTTATTAAATTTTATTTTATTTAATTTTATTAGTTTATGTTCAGATTTATACTAATACACCGCTAGATAGTTCTGATAAAACATCACAAACAAGTGTTGTTGTCGCATCTGGATACGCATATACATCAAAATTATCATTATTATTAGGAATACAATTACAATCATAATAAATAGACAAATATTCTCCTGTTACAGTCTCAGTAGAACCATCATCAAATCTAACAATATATAAACTATTTTCAATTGCGATTATTTGCGCCTTGACTTTATTACTAGTATCTTCAAATCTTTTGACAAATACATAATCACCAATACTATATGTATATGTAACTGCGTATATTTTGTCTTGTAAATCACTATTTACGTATAATTTTGTATCATTATTAACATTATCTGAAACAATAGGGCAATTACAACCATTAACAATGGATGTTTTCATTATTTTTCCGCCATAAATGGGGTCGGCTCTATTGAAAGGAATATATGGTGTGCCAAATGTAGGTGGTATTACACCGCGTCTTATTGGCTTCTTACCCTTGAGTCTATTTAAATAGCGGTCATATGAATTGTGTTTAATATCTACTCCAGTGCCTCCGGGAGACATAGCACCGGGTCTATTCGCAGTGATTGTTCGTTTTGTGCTACTGGAATGGTAACCAGAACCGGCACCATTTTTTACAACTTGTACATGTGGCTCTCTTCTGTCACTCATTTGGTTCCAATTGACACCAGGGCTTACGACATAAGTAGACCCAGAAATATCCACAATTTTGTAATCTAAATTAGGGCGTTCATATACAGATAAAGCACCTAAATTCATTGTAAATAGTGAGGACTGAACACGCACTGTATTTTGAATAATTTTTTGACGCTGATATTGTGAAGCAGGGTCGTTCGCCGTTAAATTATTATTACAACCTCTACATCTGTAAAGTAATTCTCCTTTATTACTATAACTATTCAAAAGTGATGATTGTTGGAACATTTATATATATATATAAAATTATAAAATTGAAATATTCTTTGATAATAAAGATTGTTGTAAAACAAAAAGAAGATTTAATGACAGACAATTTAAAAATACAGCTAGATCTAGAAAATGATAACATTGACGCCATTACAAGCAATCACACTAATGCTTATACAAATGCCAATATCAACACATATACAATCACCGGCGCAAAATATTGTTGTTTATTATGTAAGAAGACCTATACGCGAAAGACCTCATTAGATAAGCATAAAATATTATGCGACTTCAAAACAAAGACAAAAATGGAGCATCAGGTAGACGAAGAAGAAATCGGTGATGTTCCTAGTCATGAACAATTGGTGAAAATAGTCCAAGAGCTAACTTTTAAATATATAAAGTTAGAAGAAAAGATGGAACATTTACAAAAATGGGTGAATCAAAAGAAGCAGAAAATAAAGGTTATTGATTGGTTAAATGAGCATATTATAGGAACAATTGGTTTCAAAGAATGGATAACTACAGTCGAAGTATTGCCAGAAGATGCGTTGTCATTATTTGAAAACAATATTTTCCAAACATTTCAACTTATAATAGAAAATAATCTGAAGGAAAATTCGGAATTTATTTATCCAATCAAGTGTTTCTCACAGAAAACAAATATATTTTATGTTTGTGAAAAAACTGTTGATAATAAATGTATTTGGGAACAAGCAACAACAGATACTGTTTTATTATTATTAAAGAAAATTCAAAGTAAAATTATTGCTGAACTAACAAAATGGAAGCTGGCAAATAAGACGCAAATTGATGCTAATGATAAATTATCAGACCAGTTTAATAAAGCAGTTATAAAGTTAATGAGTGTCAACTTTACAACACATGATGTAAATGCGAGTCGAATACGTAACAGTTTATACACATTTTTGAAGACAGATTTGAAGAACTTGATTGAATATGAGTTTGAATTATAAATTATATTGTAAATTAAAAAAGATAATTTATAAAATATTGTTTATTTTTTATTTTTTATTTTTTATTATAAATTAAACAGAAGGAAAACTTGGTTGCATCGCAATTCCGCAAATACCCTTGTCATTTGTAGAATCACTACGAGCAATCTTTACATAACCTTGGTCGCCCCAAGATGTTGACCAAGAGTTCTTCACGAGCCAATACTTGATGCCATTTTCAACACCATAACCAACAATAAGAACCCCATGGTCCAAATTGGTGCCACAGCTGGAGCTAGTTAAAACACCCGATGAATATGACTGGAAATACTTGGTATCCGCCTCAATCGCAATAGAAACAGGTTGTTGCGCAACAGCAGCCTTCAAAGAAATCTGGTCATTGGGCTTAACATCAGAGCAACTAGAGAAATGGTCAACAGCAGAGCATGAGTGGCACGTTCCAGCAGTCTTGGTAACACCAGAAGTGTAAGGATAAGCTGACTCAGTACACATGCCATTATCAATAGCGTATTTGAACGCACCGTCCATTTGTCCACCATTACATCCCATACTTCCATATTTAAGACCGGCACAGTCAACTAACTCTTGCTCAGACAAGCTCACAAGGGAGCCCTTGGCAATTGACCAAGCACCCTCCATAGCACCGGACGCAGAGAAAGTCCAACACGAACCGCATTGACCCTGGTCCTTGACAGGTGTGACGGCATTATGTTGACGCCAATCATACGAATCAGGTGCTCCAGAAGCACTACTACTGAATGACTTACATCCAGAAGCTTGAACTGGAGCAGATGACTTTAATCCAGAAACATAGGTAGCTCTGAATTCAGAGGCGGTCAAATCAGTGAATTGATTGACACCCATAGTGAAATTCTGCGAACGGTCGCTGTTGTGTTGTCTGATGGCTCTAAAATTCTCTCTGAAAACGGAGAATCTTTCCTCCATTTCTTGAAGGGTCGAATATTTCTTGCTAAATCTTTCTTGAAAGTTAGAGAATTCTTTCCATTCAAAGACATGGTCATCAATCATAGTTGATTCACTATTTCCTCTAAGGTTAGTTTGAGATAAAACGCTGGCAAAGAACGAGACTAAAATAATGTATTGCATCATTTTTATATATACTAAACAAAAAATCTTTAAATTCTTTTGTTTAATTCTTTAACAATACAAACAAATTTTAATAAATGCCGAAAAGAATAAATTATATTGTGCATAACAATAATATAAATTGTTCAATACTATTGTAATTTATGTAAATGAAAGTAGAAAAAATACAACCCAAAAATATTTAAATGAAATAGGAATTGTTGAAAATGTTCATTATTTAGAAGCCTCAACAATAAACAATTCTAAGGATTTTTTAGAAAATATACCAAGCAATTTTAATAAAGAGCAAGATTCAAAAATAATTTGTTGTTTAAAAAGTCATATTAGAGCAATAGATTACGCATTTAATATTTCATCCAATGAATATAGTATTATACTAGAAGATGATGTAACTTTTTATAAATATAACATAATTGAAAAAATAAATGAATTAATATATAAGTGGTCTAATGATGAAAAGTATAAAAAATGTGGAGTTATTCATATAGGTTGGATACCTATGAATAATTATAATAGTTATTTTACGTCAACTCCATATGATACTTTAAAAAATTATCAAGATTCAAATATTTTGAATTTAATACCTGTTGGAGCACAAGGTTATATAATAAAAAAATCTAAATGTCCAAATAAAATTAATGAAATTATAAATTCAAAAAAATATGTTGAATTATTTAATATATTACACAATAATTTTGTAGAATATTTTGGTGAGTCTAATATTAATGAACATCTTTTAGCTAGCGATACAGTAATTCCAAGAATACTAAGACCATTAGTAGTTTTTCCTCCTTTAATTATTGAAAGAGGTGAAGATTCAACTTTGAATCATACAAACACAAATAAAGAATATTGGAATGATTTTTTCAAAAATAATGAAGATAAAAAGAATAATTATTTATGTTTACACTATTGAAGAATGTAATTAGAATTTTTTATTATTTTAAAAGTTTTTAAATATTTATACATTATACTAATATTTTATTAGACCAAATTATTTTATAAAATATTAAGTCAAAACAATGTAAAAATAAAGCACTAAATATTTTTAATCAGAAAACAAAAAAAATATTTATTATTTTTATAATAAATGTTTTTAGAATTGTTACATTATTTAATTGGCTTGTTTTTTGTTAGTTTGTTAATTTGTTTAATTATAAAAACTCATAATTATTTTAGTAGAAATAATCAGCCATTAACTCCACAATCAATGACTGAACATTTTTTGAATAAAAATAAATAAAATAACGTGTTTTTCATTATTTTTCAATTAAATTAAAAAATTGAATTTATTTTTCGCAAAAAAAATTGAGATATATTCAATTCTGTATAGTTTCAATTAAATTCAATTTCAATTAAAATTGTAAAATTCAATTAAATTCAATTAAATTCAATTAAATTTAATTAAAAATGACTCCAATTCAATTAACTATTTCAAACAATATGCTCAATATTAGCATTAACGTTGCTGATTTGCTTAGCACTGGATCAATAAATATTAGCTTAAATAATAATCAACTAGACCAACAAGTAATTAAAATTCCAGTAGCTAATGCTGAAGTCATTAATGACATCACAAATGTCACAATTAGAAAGCCTATTAAGAAAACAAAAAAAAGACCCAATCTTATTATTGAAGATGATGACGATAATGAACAACAAGAAAAAGAAAAGGAAAAAGAAAAAGAAAAAGAAGAGCCTATTCTCTTATGTAAGGAAGTATCTTTAGAAAAAAATGATATGAATATAAGTGATAATGAAATAAGTGATAATGAAATAAATGACAAAAAAAGAAAATATATTAGTCACAAATATGAAAGAGACGCTGATGGACTTATACAATGTCCTTATTGCGACTGTAAGAAGAAGAATTTGAGCACGATTTCCATGCACGTTTCAGTAAATCATGCGTCTGAAATGGGACGAGAATCAAATCCGTTCAAATGCGAACATCCAGGATGTAATAAGAGTTTCCCGATTAAAACTCGCCTACAACATCATATCAATAATCATCATGTAATCGAAAATCTGGTGTGCCCATTTCCTGACTGTAAATATTCGGATGCCAAGAATAAGCAGACATTGTATACTCATTATGTGAGAAAGCATATGAATTATGAAACCATGTGTAACGACAATGTGTGTAATACTTGTGGCTCAACAAAACCAACTGGTATAATTTATCATTTAGCGACTTGTAATCCTAATTCGCCGTTTTGTAAATCTGTTGTATAAAATGTATAAACTTGTTTAATTTAATTAATTATAAATTCTAAAAACATTGATATGTTTTTTATTTTCTCGTGTTTTCATCAAAAATCAAATATATTTCATAATATATTGAAGTTATGAAATATCTTGGTGGAAAACAAA